TAACTGGCATGTTTTGTATATTAAATAACTTTGTATTAGCCAATATAGCATCTACACTACCCATATAGTTATCTTCAATATCTTTCCTTATGTTTTCTATGATCAGATATTTATATTTTATTAATTTATTATACGCCTCTGAATTTTCTAAAAATCTTTTAAAACTACTTTTGGTTATATTATAGTCATCTAATAACGAGTAAAATTCACTACCTCTAACCAGCGATTCAAAGTTGTGGTTATAATATAAAGCCCTTATTAAATCGTTTATCGGTTTTATTTCTTTATAATCAGGGATTGTACCAGCAAAGGCAGCATATTCAGATCTTTTATTTGTTAATACGAGCGGCTTTTTAACTCCATCAAATAAATGTTTTAATTCGTGAGTGATAGTCCTTCTAATACTTTGACGATCCTGTGCTATATATTTGGATATGTTTATATTTGTAATAGCGTAATTTACCTCACAATCTATATTTAACGTTATTGCATTATTTTCCAATGAATAATCACCATTTTTTAACATATATGGACTTATACTATGGGTTATCTGTTTGCTGTTAGCACCACTAGAACTTATGTAATTATCGAGACTATTTTCTACATTTAATTTTATTATTATTTTTATTTGATCAAATTCAAAATCATTAATAGCAAAATCACCTTTTAAAATGAATTCCGTTTCTGGTTTCATCTTTTTATTTCTATCTGAATTTAAATCCGCTATCAAGCCATTTATAATTAAATCCGCAGTTTCAGTTATACCAGTAGGAACGCCATGACCCTCGTTGATGATGGCGTTGATGATAATCTGTTTTAATTCACTTTCTCTAATTTTTATTTTTGTCATTTTTTATTTTTCTTAGATTTTTTAGTTTCTATCTTCTCAGACTCTATAACTAGATCTAAATCAATTGGTTTCTTATTTAATAGCGAATCTAAATCTTTAGTTAAACTAATTGTTTGTTCATTGATTAAAAAAGCTTGATCCACAATTGGTGTAGCATACATTTCCTCTTCCTCAGCTAATTTTATTTTCCCTTTTTTAAGATGGTTGACATAAGCCTCATAATAAGTATCTCTACGTTTTAAATTGGTAATAACCTGTTTTTCTCTCTTCTCAACCAATAGCTTAGAAATATCTCTTTTAAAAGATTCCATTGGAGGTAAACTGTTTTCTTCTGGTGCAGATGTGGTTTCAGTAGGGGGGGCAGTTTCACCACCAGTTTCAGGCATTTCAGAGCCCATATCAGGACTTTCTTCACCTCCACCACCGAATGTATCATCAAAGCCTCCACCACCGCCTCCTCCAGCACCACCCATATCAACACCATCTTCTAAACCATCTTGATCGGTTTTAGTCAATTCAGATGCTAGAGCTTTCTCCATGCGTATTTCTAACATATTTTCAGATATTTCTTCGTCTGTCATGCCCATAACCTCTCTCTGAGCCCTTGTGAGCGACCATACCTGCAATCCGTTACCTAAGTCTCTAGTTAAATCGGTAACTAAACTAACTTTTTTACTCAATTCCTCTAATTTTAATATCTCGGACTGGGTTGATGGGGAATTCATCGTAATCTTGAAATTGTTCAATTCATCGCCTAAACCAATGGTAAATAAATGAATAGCAGCAATTTTAGTTAACTCCATTATCATCGCCTGTTGAATACGGTTGATTGTTCTTGTAAACCTAATATCCAATAAAGCTAAATTTTTACCATTACCAGCGGCCTGTTCATAATTTAAAAAAGCACCAGGAACCCTAAGAGCAGTCATAACCTTTCCTTGAATATATTTTAAATCTTCAATTTTATCTAAATTTGATGCTGACTGTAGTGTTTCTATCTTGCTACTAGTCTCTTCTGTCTTGTACGGCATAAAAATATCATCTGAAGTTGCAAGCGATGCTTTTCGTAAATCTACTTGTCCAGTTTGGGGATCAATGATTGGCGTACGCTTAAATGAGTTCGCAATCTCATTCATGTAAGCTGGAATATCAGCATCGTCAATATTACCCACAAAAATTTTAAAAATACGTCTTTCTATACTTCTTTCTAGGCGGTAAATCAACATCATGTCTTCCATCATTGATAAAATACGCCAATGTCTACGTGCTTTATGTAAAAAACTCACACCGTAAGGAAGTAGTAATGAGTCAGTTAATAATCTAAAGTGTGCAATTTGCCAGTTCTGAAACGGAGTAGTACCAGCTTTGCCAGCCCAAACAAATTCAGTTTTATTTTGTTCGCCATTATTTTTTGTATCAGTTAAAACATATGGGTTGTACATACCAGCTTCAACCCTATCAACCTCATATACTGGTAGTTGCCTAGCACCAATAACCCCGTTCTCAGCAGTTATATTTAACATAACAAAACAATTACCATACTTAGCAGTAGATCTAGTCCACATTGGTAAATTAATATGAATATCTAACCTATTAACAAATAAATCTTCAAGAACTTGTTTTACTCTCTTTGAATTAGAATGAATTTTAAGTATCTGACCTTTAGAATCTGTCGTACAATTATGAGATATTATTTGACCCGTATTACATTTAACGCCAAAACAATTATTATTAGATGAATTAATCAAATCATATACATCACCCTCACCAAATTTTTCGATTTTAATTATGCGATGGTTATTTACATTTTTAACTAAGTCTTCCCAGTTTTCATAACCGTTCATTCTAGCTACTTTTTCTAATTCAAAAAATTCAATACCAATATTGCCGCTTACAGTATATTTTTTAGGATTTTTATGTTTTCTTATTTCGCCTTTAATGTTAGTTATTGAGTACTTATCTATTAGTTTATATTTTAATTCAGTTATGTTGCTAACTCCGTATTTTTTTGCTAGTATACCATTATAGGTTTCAGTACATTTTTTATTAATAGAGAACTTTTCCATTAGTTTTTTGGTACATTCACCACCTTTAAGTGTTAATATATAATTTACATACTCCTCTTCGTTTAAATCAGATGGTCGTTTGGCGTTATGATCATACCTAGGTGATAATACACCACTTCTATTAGTACCATACATCCCATTTTGCTTTCCCTTTCTACCAAAATGTTCGTTTTTTTCTTCTTGGGTCATCGCATCGTAAACAACCTGATGTTTTTCAGTTCTTTCTTTTATTGCTTTGTTTATACGTTCTATACCTTCCTCTTCTTTATTATACCAGAAGTTTTCAAAATTTTGTTTTAAAACTTTTTTCATTTTGGTAGCAAACTCAGCATCTTTCCATCTTTCCGTGTTTATAGTGGTGTGTAATTTAATATGATCATTCCAAAACATATAAACTAATTCATTTGGATTATTATTTAATTTATCAAATGATTTATGATGAATAACTATTTTTTGATATGGCTCATTTCTTTCGGCCCTACCATTTGAAAGTTCTATTTTTTTATCATGAAATACATTTTCAGCAACCATTTTATGTGTCATTATGTTTTTTGAACCATTGGTTGATATTATTTGTTCGTAACCTAAATTGTTCTTTGAATCATATATGGATAGTAAACTATCGCCTTCGATTAATTTATCAGCCTCAACCCATGTATTATTAGATAATAACCATCTATGATTTTCAGTGCATTTAATTTCAGTACCATCATCTAGTGTAATTTTTAATAATGGTTTAACTCCGTTATGAACTACTTTTTCTATTTTTGTTGGTTTACAGTCGATACCATTTTCATCTATAGAGTACAACCAGAAATCTTTATAATCCATTTTATAAAGTTCTTCTATTGTTAAAGTATTGCCATTCAACAGCTTAATTTTAGTGTCTGAAAATAAACAACTCTCTTCAGATATAAGATCCATCGCCGCTGAAATCTCTGGAAATTGATCCATCAAATCACAATCTCTATACATTAATTTTAAAGCACTAGTAACCATCCCAGATTGCTGCCCTAGATTTTTATTAGCCCCATACCATTTTGGTTTTGTATATAATATCGTTATTAGCTGGTAACGTATATGAGTTAACTACTTTAGCTTGAGCCTCTATGTTCTTGTCAAATCCGTATACTAATGCATTGCCTAGCTTTTGAAATATTGTTGGTTGTGCCATATTATTGTTTATTGTGTTGTATGTTATCTTAGTTTTATTATAATTTTTTTATTGAATTTGTAAAAGTGGTTACCTACCGAAAAAGGAGTTTGCCATAGAATCCATAGCAGCCCATTGATTGGTACTTTGAGCCTTGTTTAAATTTTCTTGCTTTACTGATGCACCAGTATAAAAAGGCATCGGAATTTTGTTTACCCTAGTAGATTCTGGATTGTTATACGCCTTATTTGACAAAATGTTTTGAACCAATACCATTGAATTCAAAATGGCTTTGTTCTTCTCTTTAACTGATTCGAGTTTTTTGAAAGAAAATTGTAGGATGTAGAGACCCATGGCCATAGCGGTGATGGTGTCATCATGCGCTCCGCTCTGGTGATCAGGTTTTCCATTTTTCCAGATCCAAGTGTTTAATTCTGAAATAAATCTTTTGGAACGTATTTTTATTTCATTAAAGCGTAACATTTTTTCTAGATTCATCAGCATTTGATTTCTAAGGTATCCAGCTCTAAAACCAAGTGCTTTTTTATCACTATTCTCTATATATCTAGAGTTTTCGTTGGTTATATTTTTTAGATTTGGATCATCGAAATAAATGTTTGGGTAATTCATGCTTTGTAATTTAAGTACAGTAGCATCCCCTGAGCTACCAACACAATCAACGACTGCTAGGGCCTCGCCGTAATACCTACCATATTGATTAATTATTTCTGCTAATATATCTCCCTGTATTTTTCCTTTATACTCAAATACTTGTTCAAAGAAACCAACATTGTTTTCATCTACAGCATCTATATCTATCACTTGCACTACCGATGAGTCTTCACCAGAACCAGTTGCGGTATCAGCGGTTAGTAAATATCTATGACCAAATATTGCTTCTTTGAAGATCCACGCATCTTTAAAAAAATTATCATAATATATAGGTTCCCTTGTATTTGTTTTTTCTTGAAATTCAATCACCTCTTGATCTACGACAGTGCCAGCAGACCCCTCGAAAGAAACATCTAACTCTTGTGCTATTTTTTGTTTATCGTGATTAAATGTATTACACATTTTATCATACCATGGGGAATATGCTTTATATCCTTGCTGAATTAGTCCATCCCACCTATCATTATCATATTTTATATTACCTAAATTATCAATGGTTGGTTCTATTATTAAGTCTTGACTACCGTCTTCTTTTAAATATTTAGACCATTTTAAATTTTTATTATATCTTGGGTCTTGATGCCATTTCATCTCAACCAAATTAAAATCATTTTCTTTCTTTCTAGCTTTTTCATATATAGAGTAATATATGTTGGTTAGTGATTTACCATTTGGCGTTGATATTAGGATAATTTTACCACCAGATGCAGTGGTTGCTACGGCTTGACTATACACTGTTTCTCCGTCATCAATGAAGGCCATTTCGTCGAAAATGATTGTGCTACAGGCACTTACACCGCGTGCAGCCGACTTCCCACTAGATATAGCCGTTGCACTACTACCATTAAATAGTTCAATATATTTGTCGTTGTCTTTTACAAAAATGGTCTTTTTTTCTTTTTCTTCTGTACCATAATATTCACTACCCCAAAACCACCTTGGTAATTGCAATAAAAATTCTTTTATTTTCCTTAAATCTAATTTTGATAGATCTAATCTATTTGCAACTATTAGAACAGTCTCTGGTTTATTGGTCGTGCTGAGACTCATTTCGCAAGCTACAAACGCCGCAGAAGTGGTTGAAATACCACTTTGTCTCGGCTTCGTCAAAATATTTCTCGGATATTTACTCAATGCGGTGACCATTTCCTTTTGTTTTGGAAATAATTTAAATTGCACAGTTGTATTTTGTGTTGCATCAAAAGTGCTCATATAATTTTCAATCATATAAATACGTGTCGTATCTTGATAGCACTTGGCCCACTCTATAGCAATTTGTTGATTTGAAATCATTTATTTATAACTTTTAATTTATTATAAATAGTTGATTTTCTATAAAAAATAACAAAACCACTAACATAATTTATATAAGTTAGTGGTTTGTCATTTAAATGAAATCTAATTCATTACCTAATATTTCTTCTATTTTATTATGGTCTTTATAATGTATCCTTATTAATTTTATGTTGTTATTATTAGCATATTCGGTTTTCAATCTATCATGAATTTGTTGTGTGTTAAGCCTTTTATTGGCTTTTAATAAATCATGTTCTGTTACGTTACGTTATGTTTTGCTTTTCGTACTATTGGTTCAAAGTGGTATGCACCATCGTATTCAATTAATATGTTGTAGTCTGGTAGATAAAAATCATATGATAATTTTCTATAACCACTAACACCAAATAGATTATCGAACTCTTTTTGTATTGCATAATTGAATTTATTTAGTTCTAAATATTTTAATATTTTACTTTCACCTTTAGTTATTATACATTTAGGGCATCCACTACCACCATTTAATGAACACCAATCCATATAAAATATATTACCGTCTATTCTGCATCTACATTTTAATTTTGTTTTACTATCTACATATACATCATCTATTATTTCTATATTTTCATTTATAACAGATAGTTTTTCCTTTACTTGTTCTAGTGTAAATCTAAGTTTGTCCGCATTCTTTTTTACCCCACACACAAAACAACTACCACCAACTCTAAGATGTTGAAAACTGGAAATGTTTTTCTCTCCGCATCCACAGATGTACTCACATTTTATATCACCCTTATCGTCCATAAAATCGGATAATAAAACTATTTCTGGATTTAATTGTTTTACTATTTCTTTTCTTTGGTCTAAGGTATATCTTCTTTTACCAGAACAATACATGCAATGAGCTCCCTCGCGGATATGCTCCCATATTTTCTTGTCAATAGTCCCACAACTGCATTTATATTCTACCCACCAATCTCCATTTTGGAAAAATTCAGAAATTAATTCTACATCTGGGTTTTTAGTCTTTAATATTTCTTTTCGTTCCTCTAAAGTATATTTTCTATTAGGACTACACTCATCACATAAGCCACTTGAGCGTAGGTCGCTCCATAATTTTTCATGTTCTTTATTACAGTTTTTACATAGATATTTACATATACTAGCACCTTTATCGTTCACTCTTTGATTTAATAGTATAGTACCTGGCTGTGTTTCATCTAAAAATGCTTGTTTTTCTTCTATGGTTAAAAGATTCGTACTTTTACAGCTTTGACAACATCTTCCATTCGTAATGTCATTTATTCTACCATTTTCTACAATACTTCCACACTTACATCTATATTTATAAAATATCTGCATCCTATCATATTTCCAAAATTGTTCTAATAGTTCAAACTCAGGTTGCTTTTCCTTTAATAATGCTTTCTTTTCTTCAAAACTTTCTTCTTTTTGTTTTATTATTTCTTTTGGATGTCTTATTCTTTTGTGTTTAGCTATTAGGTTTGTCCACTCACGGACTTTTAATGTTTCATCAAAAGTGGTTTTATAAGTACAGTCATATCTATCACCTTTTTTATTTCTTTCAAATGATATTAATATAACCTCTGGATTTCTCTCTTTTAATAATTCCACTCGTTCTTCAAAGTTGAGTGCCTTGTTATTAGCGCATTCAGGACAGTGTTTACCGCTTTGAAGATCATTCCACGTACTATTACCATTTTTATTACCACAAGAACATATAAAATGACACCAATATTTCTTTGTTGTTTCATTTTGATAGTCATCGATTAGTGTTATGTCTGGACTTATTTTGCTCAGTATTTCAACTCTTTTTTCAAATGTTAGCCTTCGGTTAGGTGCTTTCCCATAATCTATTTGTTTTTATCTTTAATTATTTTATTTAACACAAAAAACCCAATGCGAATTGAACAGGCCTCACTCCATTCTTTTCACAAAGGGTTTAATTATTTTTTTACACAAATCGATTATTATAGTGAGGCTATAATCTATTTTAATATAAATATATCAAAAAAATTATTTTCACTATAAATGTACGATTTTTTTTCGAGAAAACCAAATAACTAAATGTTAAAGTTTTATTTAGTGTGCCTTGCAGGGTTCGAACCTGCGACCTCAACATTATGAGTGTTTTACTCTAACCAACTGAGCTAAAGGCGCTTGCACGTAAATTTTCAACCAATCAAATCAATCAAAACATCTTTGCTAAGATTATTCAAATCAATTTCTGGTTTTTCATCAGTTATTTCAAATCCAGAGTCTACCAATAGTTTTTCCAATGAGATATAGCAGTCTAGCGTATTGAGAGCGTAGTCTGTGTATAGGTTAGTAACTGAATTTCCAGAAACCGCACCTCTACCACTTCTGAATTGGCAAAGAACAAATTTATTTTCGGTAATAACCCCAAGTATTTTTTCTTGTGAGTCCATTTCCAAATCTACATTAACAACTATGTTATCTGGATTTACCATATAGTTTCTACTCATATTATCAACTTTTTCTTTTGCTATAAAGAATTTAAACTTTGAGTTTGATTCTCCGTCGTATAGATTTACTTTGGCAATAGATGGTTTGAATGATTTGCTGGCGTAAAATAGTTCAGTAGCTTCTGGGTTAGCTGAAGTCATATCACCACTAAATACAATACTGTTATTATCATTTTTATAAGCCGAATCCCAACCATATTTTTTACCATCTATATCAATCAGCGATAAATCTAAGTCTCTAGCACCATTTTCTTCTTTCCAGTAAATACCAAATATATTATCTGAATCTGAGAAATCAAAACTTGTGCCTATTGGGTAATTACCAATAAAAGATTTTTCACTATTTGGTAATGTTATATTTACTGATTTAGGTATTGATATTTTAGTAGCTTTAGATGATAAACAGTTACATAGGTTACTATAAATAACTGAATATAAAGTACTTAGATATTCTTTGTCAACTATATTTTTTTCTTCTTTGATGAACAATTTTTGATTTCTAATAACAAAAGAACGTATTTCTAATTCTTTCAATCTGATATTAATAGTTTGTAATAGAGATATTTTCTTAAAGTTAGTAATATCGTTTAATTCCTTAACTAATAGACTAATATCTTTTTTATCACTTAATAGCGTTTCAAAAAAACTTTTTGCTTGTGGTATGTGGTTTTTAATGGCTAATCTACGTAATTTATTTACACATTCTTTATTGCTTTCATTATTTCTAAAGGCTAAAAATAATGGTTTGAATCTATAAAACACAGATGATAGTTTTTCATATCCAAATTTTTCAACCAGCGGACTTAAACTGAAATGAGGTCTATTCTTTATTTCAAAAATAGTTTTACCATCTTTTATTAGTAATGTTTTATCGGTACATAGATAAACTAAGAATCTAACCATCTCTGTAGCGTCTGTAGGTACATTTCCACTAGATTTGTATAAAAACATTTTAGCTTCTTTGTTTTTAACTAAATCAATATTTACATTATAATTTAAATCGCTTAAAATAGATAAAATATCTTCAATTGTTTCCTGTTTCAATGCTATACCACTAAATAACATACCTTCGCACCTAGAGATAACTTCTTCTTTGGTTATCGGTAAAATTACTTTATAGTTTTTCAATTCTGGTAATGTAATATCTCCATCTGGTAGATAAGTTTCACCAGTAAAGTCTGTACCATATGTTGATGAATAATGTTTAATTTGATCCATAAACAATACAAAACGACTCTTTGATGTTACATCATTCCATTTCTTATAAAATGTGGAATTATAATCACAAACTTGGCTATTTAACCATTCGTAAACTTCAGAATTACACACATCGGGATGCACGATATAACCAAGCTTAGAAGCCAGTGCATTTACATCAATAAAAGTTTTGATATTTGTTGTAACAAGTGCTTTGTTGAAAAGTTTAATTGTTTTCATTTGTTTTTTTAAGTTTTAAAAAATTAATAGTAAAAAAATAAAATAATAAGACGGATAGTATTTTTATCTTATGCTTAGTTGTTTTAAAAGGAACTATCTGTGTCTTATTATTTTATAATTATTAAATGACGGAACGTAGTCAAGTTACAAATTTGGGTCTAAAGGAACGTTCTATGTCATTTTACAAAAAGCGAAGAGTAATTTTATATCCATTTATAGTTTTTAAAAGGAACTCTTTGTGCTTTTTAGTTGCGCAGGGCTGATTCGAACAGCCGATCTCTAGGTTATGAGCCTAGCGGGGTACCACTTCCCTACCGCGCAATTTATATTATCTTTCTAATTCATCACAAATGTACGAAAAACTTTTCAATAAACCAAATAGATGTTGAAAGTTTAACATTTATCTCATTACCATAGTAGTATTATTCAACACAGTTTTAGTTTCGATATCATCATAGTACTGAGATGCTGCCTTTCCAATTCCTCTAAATAAGTCTTTTAGTTTTATGTCAATATAGTTTATAAACATCTTTTTGATTTTGCCTACTTCTATTGGCCTTGCGTTTTTTAAGAATGTTTGAGTTTTAAATACTTCCCACTGACTATCATCTAGTTTTATTAGTTGCGGTAGATAAACATCTTTTATTGTTATATAGTTTTTATAAGCGGTTGTTTATTTTATATCTATAGCATAGTTCTTTCTAATTGAGTTAATTCGTTCTAAATCACCATATGTACCAGCTATATTAGCACTCAATTCTGTTTGGTTTAATAAATAATAATTAATATATTTAAAATAATTACCATCTTTCTTATAATCTGAAACATCTACGTAGTTGGTATTAATAAGATCTTTAAATGACTTACTACCTTTATTTTTTAATTTGTTATAATTTTCAAATGCGTGTGTAAATTCGTGATATAATGAGCTTTGTATGTTTTCTTGAAATATGTTTTTATTTACTGAGAACCCACTTATTTTGATTTCTATTTTTTCTAACTTATTGTTTGGTGTCAATCTATCAAACCTGCTTAAATTATATTGTCCGCTTTTGTGATCAATTATATTATTTAAGCCAATTTTTTTAACACCATCTTCGGTTAAATCGAGAACTTCAATAACTATTTTCTTTTCTTCAACCCAGCTTATTTTATTTAATAAATTTTGTGGGATTTCAACAGTGTATTTATCTGCTTTTACTGTACCATTTTCTGAGGTAATAGTAACATTTTCGTTGGGGTTGTTGTTATCTAAATAATTATCAACGTAATTAAGTATTGGATTTATTATTCCTCGGTAGTCAGAAAACATTCCTCTTTCCTCAACCATTTTAATAACTGTACTCTCGAATAACGTGTTTTTAACTGCGTTTTCTATCGTTTCTAATAATTTTTTCTTATCTAAACCCATATAACCACTAATTTACCACAAATGTACATAAAATAATTGAGAAAACCAACATGAATTAAAATTTAAAATCATATTTATAAGTAAAATAACAGATATCAAATGAAATTAGATCAAGAAACCAAGGAATTATTTAATAATGTGAGAGTTAAATTAGGGGCACCGACTAGGACTATACCTATAGATGATGATCAGATGTATTCATTATTTAAAATGTGTGTGGAGGACTATGCGGAAATAGTTCAAAATTTTTTAATTGAATCTAATTGGTCTAATATACATAATAAAGAAATTTCAACTACTGATTTTGCGTTTGCATTGTCATCTAGGACTATGGATTATTCTAAAGACTATTCTTATTGGTTTTCAAAGGAGGTTGGATTACAACAAAGAGGTGGTTGGGAATTAAAAAAAGATTTTATTGTTATTGAGGGTGGTAAACAATCATACATCGTACCAAAGGGTAGAGAGATAAATAAGGTACTGTATTTTAATAGAAATATGACACCAGTAGCTAATGTTGCTAATTTTGGTGGTGCTGGTATAGGTGGTGCTGGTGGTATGGGAATGGGTGGTTCTGGTATATTTCAGATCGGAGGACTAAGTTCTGGAAGCTTTTTTATGGGGCAGGCCGTAGATAGTCATCTGTTGGCCAGCGACTTAGCTATGAAAACGAAAATGCTAAGTGGTGATATGTCATTTAAGGTAACAGCATTGGCTAGTGGTGAAAAATTAATACATTTAATGAGTACACCAGGTAGTAAATTGGTATTTGGTGGACAGTCTAATTTAAATGGTAGCTATGTTTGGTATACTTATTATGATGTAAAACCAGGTCAAGTTGATAAATGTAGGCGTTTAAATCCAGATGTTTTAGTTACCCCAGAGATGATGCCATTGTCTAAGATGACTTATGATATGCTAAATGAGCCAACTAAGGTGTTGATACGTAAGTTATTGGTTGCAGAGGTTAAAAAGACAGTAGCATTAATTTTTGGTAGGTTTTCAGGTAAAGCTGGTATACAGATGGCTGAGGCTACTATTGACTATACTATATTAGCGGAACAGGCTAAGGAAGAACATGATACTGCTATTACGGAACTTAGAGAGAGGTTGACTAGGATGATGCCAGAAAAACAAACAGAAATACTAAAAAACATAGCTCAAAACATATTTGATGCTAATAAGTTTAAGCCAGCACCAGCATGGGTAATAATTTAAATATTTGTTCTATATGCGGTTGTACTGTGGATGATAATAATTCTAGTTATATTTATTATGGTATTTGTTGTAGTGGATGTTATTCAAAAATAATAAAATAGGTTATAACATCCGATATCCCAATACAAATTATGTATATTTGATTGTTATATCGGATGTTATTTGGTTATTTTTCCTCTTCTTTTTTTATGAGCGTATTGCTAATAATACCCTTTTTAATTACCGTATCCCACACTTTTTCAGAAATAGTATCTTTAAACATTTGAAAATAAATTGTCACATTTTCACGACTTCCAACGCGATGTACCCGATCTAGTGCCTGGCTAACGGAACTGTAAGAGTATGGAAATGAGGAGAATACACACGTTTTACAGCTTTTATGTAAAGAAATCCCAACATTTGATGCTATTACGTTTCCAATAAAAACATCCACACCTGAATTCGGTTCATTGAATTTAGCTACTGAAATTTCCCTATTTTTACTCGTCATACCGCCCTTGAAAATAACAGACCTATCTCCATAGTACTTCTGTATTTCTTCTAGCTCCGATGTATAAGTCGTCACAATAAAAACTTTGAGTCCTTGCAACAATAGCTTGTCTGTCAGTTCTATTGTTCTACTAACCATAGCATCAGCGATAAACGATCTTAAAAATATTTGTTCAGTTAAATCTTTATTTAGTTCTGCTTTATTCCTACCAGCTTCTAACTGTTCTTTTTCATATTCATCCCATATTTTATTGTACTCAGTTCTTTCTTCTGGTGTTAACTCATAGACATTTTCAACTAGTTCTTTTTCAACCATATTATCTATGTCTTCTTTTGTTTTTCTGATATAAATGTCTTTGGTTATATATTGTAGTTCTTCTAGGTTTTTTAGGTCTGGTTCACCCATTATAGTTATTTTTCTAGCATTTTTAGAAATATATTCCTTTAACTCTTCTTTTTCTTTTGATGATAGTTGATACCACGTACTTTTACCTTTTCTTTTTAAGAACGCATCCGTATATTTTTGTTTTTCACCTTTAGCTGGGATCTTCATCGAGTTACAAAATCTTGTTAGAAAATACTCTGAGTCCTCTGTAATCCTATGTTTTAAAATTTTGAGTAATTGGTAATATCCTGAAACATCGTTATTTACTGGTGTTCCTGTTAGCATGTATATATTTTTAATTCCAGATTTCTTTATATAGTCTTCAACGGTTTCTGTTCTACCAGCTTTATAATTTGAGAGCATGTGCGCCTCATCTAAAATAATTAAATCAAAATTTTCTTGTAATAATTTACTATTTAATATAGACTCTTCTATCTCACTTTTATTTCTTGTTTTAACAACTTTACCATTGTTATTTACTGTTTTTGGTACATTATGAAAATCATCTATAATATCATAATTCACAATAGTATATTTTTTATTATTTACCCAAGAGCCTTTTTGTTTTGCTATCGCTAACATTTCAGATGCTTTTAGAATAGACTCACCTTCTTTGTACCCTAAAAAACTTTCTAATTCGGCTTTGTTTTTAGAATCTAATCCTTCTATAATAGTGATATCTTCTTCTTTTTCTAACCTAATGAGCTCTGATTTCCAATTTTGCTTCAATGTGGCTGGACATAAAATTAGTATTTTTTTAAAATCAGCTATTTTACATGCTAATATAGTGGCCATCGACTTTCCCGTACCAGGTTGGTTTGCAGCAATCATCTTGCATTTATTCAACATAAATAAAGCTGTCTCTTTTTGTATATTTAATATTTTGATGTTGTAAGGTTCTAACATTTTATCATACATATCAAAATCAACATTATCGTAGGTGTATTTATCTTCTTTTTCTGGTTCGATACTATCCAACAAAACACTTTTCGGAATAAAACAATTTACAGGTTTTTCTTGATTTTGTTTATATAATAATGATACATAATAAGTTGTATCTGTTTCACCTATCAACTTAACTATTTTTAATTTAGTTATTGGATATTGGTAGTTATACTCCTCTCGCTTCTTTTCACCCCACCATTCAACCACTTTCACTATTTTATTTATTTCTACTGGTATAAAATCTTTGTTTTGAATAATATATTGTAATTCAAAATCATTTGGTACTTTTGTTTGTGCGGTATAGGTATAGTATTTTAAGAGTTTTATGTAGTCGTTCTGTCCAGCATAGTGTTCTAATATGTCCATAGCCTCTTTCGTTTTCTTTATTGATATTCCAGCCATTATTTATTTTATATTTTTTTTATTTAATTATTTTTTTAACGACGACGACCGAGGCTATGTGTATGTAAGCTGTTTGCGAGCTACTAACCTGTCGACCACCAACAAACCTTATTTACGGGCTACTGCAACTCGAATACCCACTGAATCAGCTTATTACACATAGGCGTGTGTTGGTGGTAGTTTTTTCGTCGTAGGAGAAAAATGTGGTTTGTCGTGGTTGAAATGTTTTTGTTTGTTATTTCATCTCAGAAAAATTAACTAGAAATTTAGTACCAGGTTTTAGAGTTGTTTTATAATCAAAAATTTCATCATCATATAAATCAACACCCCTTAATTGAAGTGAAGGCTTCCCACTTATTTCATCTATTTTCCCAACGCCCTTTATTTTGAAGTCAAGATTTACATTTTCACCAAACTGTATTTGTCCTCCAACCTTTGGTATTGAATTGTCCTCTATTATTTTTTTCATTAATTTATATGGGTGTTTAATACCGCCTTCAAATAACATTTGCGCTTTTGATTTACCGCAGCCGATAAAATAATAATTTTTATCTGTTAATATTTCTTTAGGTGTCGATTCATATCTTGTTGTTTCTTCGTTATATACAATTGAATATAAAAATGTTTTAAATCTTAGGTCTTTTGGGCATAACCCAGTCGTTATCAGAGCGCAACCACCCTCTTCTAGCATTAATTTATCCAAAAATTTATTACATGCAATTATATATATTTTATTGATATATTCTACTATTTTCTCACCAGACAACTCAAATAAATCATCATAATATTCTAGTTTTTGAAGATTTTCTAATATAAAGTCTTTAATAAAATAAATAGTCTGTCCACCACCAGCAAAACAAATACCCCACTTATTTTCATAATTAACCTCTTTTGGTGATTTTAGTTCTGTTATTTTTACTGGAAACGATACAACCTTAACTGCCATGTCTATTACTTTTCCGTTAGGATAATTTAATCTACTGTCAGACCAAAATTGGACATTTTTACCTTCTCTCCACGCTATACAAAGTGTCATAGGCTCTTTTATTTGTTTGTTTTTTCTGAATTTTCCCTTTAACCAATCTGTCAGACCACACCACTTTGTCGACTTACTGGCTCTGTCGAAAATGCTTGTCGTTGTCAGAATTGGTTTAGACCACCAGCCTGTCAAACCGCAAAAACCTGTAGAGTTAGATTTAACTAATTGGTTGTTGTTTTTGTTAAAATTACCACCAACAGGAAATAAGAGCAATTCTTTCAATGCTCTTATTGATTTATTAAAAAATTCTTTCATTTTGTTTTTCCAACTACTTTAAGAAAAAAAATAATTATTTATTATTACCAAAAAAATAAAATTGGCTATATTTATATTAAAAATAAAACAATGGAAATACAAGTATCAAAAAAAAAACAAGATGCGTATGCCTCTCTAATAAAAAGTCAAACAACTAATGTCATTTCAGGTAATGATCTAATGGTTTATACAAGGGCGGAAAAAGAAAAATTAGGAGCCTTAATCGCATCAACAACTATTTTTACTGGTGGAACTGTCAGCGGTAATGCTTTATTTACTGGAAATGTAACAATGTCTAATGCAATAAGCGTAACAGCGCCAACAATAACAGGAACTACGGAAAACTCAGCGAAAGTTGCAACAACTGCCTTTGTTCAAAATGTTTTAGATAGTAACAGTCTTAATGGAACTAACTATATAATGGTTTACGGTGTAGGTACTCCAGAGCAGAATGCAGCAGAACTACAAGCTGCTTACGATGCTGCTAAAAATATGCCTAGATATTTAGGTAGTGTTCCACGCACTACACCAGTAGATTTATATAAAGGACAAACATATTTCCTAGGTGGTAGTTATTACATTTCTAATATTACACAACTTGGTGTAATTATAGAAGAAGATGCAGATATAACTTATTTAGGAGATACAGCAAATGTTGCAACAAAAGCTAAATCAGTTCGCACTACTGTTGTAGTGGCCCCTGGCACTTATCAGTTTGGAACAAATAAATTTACTGGTAATACAGAATTTATTGACATAGTTTCTCTTACAGGAAATGCTG